TCATCGCGACCCTCCAACTCTACCGCCCACAAGGTATTGAGAAGAGAGTGTTGACTCTGGACGAGGGAATCAACGGCGTTCCCGCCGCCGGATTTGCTCGCATCAACCCACTGACTAGCCCCGGACTCTCCTACAAATGGTGGAAGCCTGCCTTTGCAAAAGGCAAGCGCTACCTGTTTGACTGCTCCACTACCACCCTTGGAGAACTTCACATGATCCCTAAAGATGCCTTCCTCACCGAAAAACTCGAAACCTACCATGCTGGACTCCTCAAAGGACAACAGGACTGCCTCCTCTCCTACTCCAACCTGAAAGACGAACGTCGCTCGATTGCGAAGGTGCAGGCAGGGGCTACTCGCCTCTTCGACTGTATGCCACTCCATTACAACATTGAGTGTCGGAGGTTCTTCGGAGCCTTCATCGCGTGCATGAACCAAAACTGTACCAAGCTACCGAGCTCCGTCGGAATCAACACCACCGGAACTGACTGGACCGCCCTCTACAATCGACTAAACCGCTTTGGCGGCCAAGTGCTTGCAGGCGACTACAAGGCTTGGGATGGCAAACTTGATCCCGATGTGATGTTTGCAGCTGTTCAAGCTGTGAACGCCTGGTATGACGACGGCCCCGAAAACGCCCTTGCTCGCCACACCCTCGTGGAACAAATGATCCATCTTTACACTGTTTATGGAAACACCGTAGTTGCCAAATCCCAAGGCATACCATCTGGTGTGGCAATCACCGCCGACATGAACAGTCTTTGCAACTGGTTTTACATCCTCATCGCCCTACAGTCCGTCGCAGCCCAGAAGAAAGAAGAAATCGACTGGGAACGCCTCTCCGACAACCTTGAACTGGCGTTCTACGGAGACGACCACATCGTCGCCCCATCGTCCGAGATCCAGAAATGGTTTTCCTTTGCCGATGTGCAGAAGTATTTTACCGATATCAACATTGGTTATACTGATGCACTTAAGCAAGGCGGTGAACAGCCCCCCTTCACTTCTCTCATCCAAGATACTACCTACCTGAAACGTCGTTTTGTCCCTCATCCCAAGATCCCCTCCCGCATCCTGGCTCCCATTGAGACTAATACCATTCACGAAGAAATCAACTGGATTCGCGAAGACCGCTCTCTTGAGCATATTCGTGACGCCACATACCAGAACTTGGAAACTGCCCTCACTGAGGCCTACCACCATGGAAGAGTGTACTACACCCAACTACAGACCAATGTCAACCACTGCCTGTCCCAACTCCGGGACCAGGAGCTTCAATCGCGGAGCTCCAGTGGTTGGCGGTCTCTCACTACCGACTACGATTCTCGTGATCACTTGTGGCTTAGCAGCTCCTATTGATTGCGTCAGCGTAGTTTCTGACTTTGAACCCTCAAAGGAGTGCGCTTTTGGCTTGTAGCGCTCCTTCTCCCCTTTCTTTTCTCAGATTAACCTGCCCCCACTTTGGCCCGGGGTCATGTTAAGTTTTTGATGTGTGTTTGC